CATACTGTTGTCTTTGACTGGATTTGCGCCATTCATCACCGGGGATTGCATATAATACACTTTGTCATCAATATGTATTTCAATTTTTGTTTCATAGCATCTGTTGGTGTTTCCACCCTTATCTGTGAACACGGTATCTGTTTCATACAGGCTGCTTCCGTTTTTAGGATTTGGAACAGGCAAGAAATAAACCGTTTCCGCACCATTTTCACGCAACAAATCAATGCACTTGTTATATGGCAAATAATCGGCACCATCCCTTTTTTCGCAGAATGGTGTTACATCTATCTGTCGCAATTCATCATATGGTTTAAGCATTATTTATCACCTTCCTTTCCTCTAAGCATTTCTTCAAATGACTTTATTGTTTCATCATCACCCCTTTCGATATCAAGGATGATTTTCAAATCATCTGTACTCACATACTTGCTATTCGCAATCACATTTTTAACAATGGCAAGTTGTTCACTATCCCTTACCAATTCTTCATATTCCGATTTCGGAACACTTACCGTTGCGATAACATCTGTTATTCCATTTATCATTGCTTCATTCTCCTTTTTTTGTAATCTTCAAATGTCTTGCATTTTGCAAAAATGAATCTATTATTCACCCACCGTGCAAGCCTTCGCAATTCATGCCCTTTTGGTATATTCTCTTTGTCATAAAGCATCACATATGCCCAATATCCCATATCCCGCAAGGTGTATATCCGTTCCAAATCCTGTTCAATGGTTGTATCAAAATTGCATAACACATACACAATCAGATTCCGTTCATTGATTCCTGTCATTTCTTTAAACATCTTGAATTTTGGAAGGATGATATCTTTGTCCTGGTATCTATCCCAGGCAAAATGCAACTGTTTCATTCTGATTTGATTCAACATTGCTGCTTTTTCTTCCGTCATTAGTCGGATATCCAACCCCTGATTGATGTCAACCCATGCTTTGCTATCAATCAACTGCTGAAGAAGTTCTTTCCACTGCCTACACGCAAGAATGTTTGGATCACACAACACAATGTTTTTCTGACCATTCCAGAATTCATCCAAATCTGCAACCTTCCTTGATGCCCTGCCTTCTTTTGCTTCCACATGACAGAAACTGCATCCACGTGGGCATCCCCTTGACAAGAATCCATAGGCAGTATCAGTGATTCCATAGATTGAATAGTCAGGATAGATATGCTCAATTTCATACGGAAGTTCAATATCTTTGCTTTTATCAAAGACTTCTTTTCCATCAACAATACTGATGCAATATCCGCTTCCACCCTTCACAACTTCATCAGCATCAACAAAATATTGATAATCAGGTGTAAATCCGAAAACCTTTGACATATAAACCTTGTCCATGTGTCCAGAAAACATTGGATCATACCATTCCACAGAATCCCCATTTTGCTTGTGCCAGGAAGAAATCTTCATCAATGGGATGTTGGGGAAATTGTGTCCATCAACATCAATCAATCCTATTTTCATATGCACTTTTCACCTTTAATCTTTTGTACTTTAAACAATCAGCATATCAACTGATTTTCTGTGGTTTTCTTCCATGCAGTGTTCACAGATGTATTCACCATTTACTTCAAAACAGTATTCATCCATGATTTTTTCACCGCATTCACCGCATTCCGGCAGCCTGTCCAATTCCTTCTGTTGTTCGTTGCAATAACGGTCATAATCTGCAACCGGATCATCCGTGAATAACATCTTTTATCACCCCTTCGCATCCATCAAATAAACAACCACATCCTGCCTTCCAAACTCTATGCAGGAATCATAATCTGGAATGTAGATATCAATGCACTGTCCGTTTTTGATACGGTAATCACCGCCTGTATCTTCTACTTCATAGATTCCGATTAATTCAAAATCAGGTGTATATACAATTGCGGTTTTGCCCATGTACTCTTTTGACATTGCTGCCATACCTTTTCGGACACGTTTCCCTGATGCGGTAATTTCTCCATAGCAATATGCCGTTGCTTCAATGTCCAATCTGATTGCATCTGGATATGGTTCATATGTTTGCGGTTCTTCATAATACCCAGGAACAAAATCCGTTCCAGAATCAACCCCGAAAACTTCTGTTTCAACATCCTGTTTCACTATGTATTTTTCAAAATTAATTTGTTCCGGTTCTTCCTGGTATTGCTGACTTACTGCAAACAGTGCCAATGGCAACCCTATCACCACACCTATCAGAAAACTTTTTGCATTCTTATTCATTCTCAACCCCTTCAATCTTTCGTCTTTTGTCTACTTCCTTCTGTTTTTCTTCTTGCTATGGAAACAACCTGTTCCACGATCTCTTTTGGCACATACACATCCTTCAATTCTGTTGTTGTTGTGCCATCTTTGAAAATATGTGTTATTGCCATATGTACTACCTTCCTTGATGTTCAACTTTCTTGAACCTAATGGGCAAAAAAATATTCAGGAATTTCCGAACTATCAATATCGAGTAAATCAGCAGATGACCAATTGATAATATCATCTGTTGTGATAGCCATTTTCCCTGAAAGTTTTTTTGAAATAGTATTTTCAGAGAATCCGCAAGCCTTTGCGAATGCTCTGCGTGAACCATATTTTTCAATGATTCTTCCAATTAACTTGCTGTAATCGTATTGTCTTTTCATTTATATCACCATCCTTTCTTTCTGTTCAATCTGCTTGAACTATTGTTATATTAGCATAGCATTTCCAGTTCGTCAACCTTAAAATTCAATTTTTTTGAACTTTTACTTTTAAATGTTCAACTTTAGTGCTATAATAAACCTACACAAACAGAAAGGCAGGTGATTAATATATGAAGGAAAGAATCTCCAGTTTGAAAGACAGATTGCAACAGGCAATGGATATAAGAGAAAAGAAGGCAGTGGATTTGGTGAATGATTTGAAGATTCCGAAATCAGCAGTCAGTCAGTATCTTTCCGGTAAATCTCAAAAAATGGATTCTGATAGATTGGAAGATGTATGTATATATTTGAATGTCAGTGAACCTTGGTTGCTTGGATATGATGTTCCAATGGAAAGAATGCTAAAACAAATTGAAGAAGAACCTGTGAAAATGGCAGAAAGACATTTTGAAATGATTATGGATGAAGATTTGGCAGAAATATTTGAAGAATTCAAAACTTTGGATGCTACAAAGAAAAAACTTGTCAAGGATTTGGTTCATAGTTTGGCACATACGGAAGCCTAATTGCTTCCGAATATCTTCTTTGCCAATGTGAGAATGTACAATAATTGATTTTCGTTTAAACTTTCAATTAATTCAATGAGTTGTTGTTTGTTAGTTTTCATGTGTCACATTCTCCTTCCGATACAAGAACATCTGTTCTGTTTAATATAATAATTCATTATTGTGCGATAGTATTGTGCGATATGTGAATATTATATGAATTAAATTTTAAAACTGTAAAGAATATTCAAACCAAAAAAATCGACAAGTGGGGATAGATTATGAGCAAAAAGGAACTAGATCAATTCGTTTCGGCAAATTTCCAAAAGCGTGTATTCATATATGTGCGTGTATCAACTGCGCATCAGGCTGAAGAAGGGTATTCCATACCGCAGCAGATAGAACGTCTGAAGAAATATTGTGAAGCAATGGGATGGATTGTTGTGAAGATATATACTGATGATGGATATTCAGGCGGAAGTCTTGACCGCCCTGCAATGAATCAAATGATACAAGATATTGCAGCAGGACACGCAGACATTGTTCTTGTCGATAAATTAGACAGACTTTCACGTTCGCAATTTGATACACTATACATGATACAAAAGGTATTTGATGCAAATGGTGTTGCATTCGTATCAAGAAATGAAGCATTTGACACTTCTACACCTTTTGGGAAGGCAATGGTGGGAATCCTTGCAGTGTTCGCAGAACTAGAAAGAAGCCGAATCAAAGAAAGAATGATGGATGGTCAAGAAGGAAGGGCAAAAGAAGGAAAATATCGTGGTGGCGGTTTTATTCCAACCGGATATGACTACAATTCAGAAACAGGCATCCTTGAAATAAACGATTATGAAGCAATGCAGGTTCGGGAAGTCTTTGATTTGTTCATAAACAAAATGCCTATTTTTACAATCATGACACACATGAACAACAAAGGTTATCGCACCAAATACGGAGAATGGAAAGAACAAACCATCCGTGGAATGCTTTCAAGAAGGATATATATTGGGGAAATAGTACACAAGGGAAATGTATATGAAGGACAACATGAACCAATCATTTCACTTGAAATATTCAACAAAGCGCAAAAGATTTTGGCTGAAAGAGATAAAAACTTCGCAAATCGCAAAGTGGGAAGGGCATACAAATCCCCTCTTGGTGGCATTATATGGTGTGGTCATTGTGGTTCACGTTACCATTTCCGTTCAGGTGCAAACAACAAAGATGGTTCACGCAGGAATTATTATACCTGTTATTCAAGAAGCAAAGGTGACAAGAAGTATATCAAAGATCCGAATTGCAGAAATAAAAACTATCGTGATAATGTATTGGATGCAATTATATATGATGAAATTCGCAAACTGAAATCCGATCCGCTTTACATCCCAACAGTGCAATGCAGTGTGGATAATTCAGAAAAGATTGCCATGATTCAAAACCGCATCAAGCAGGTTGACAATCAGATTTCAAGATTCATGGATTTGTATTCTGTTGGTGGGATGGATTTGGATGCTATCACAGGGAAGGTCAAGCCTTTAAATGATGAAAAGAAATCATTGGAACAAGAATTGGAATCTATTGAAATGCCAGAAGCACCTGTGCCACCGGAAGAAATTCTTGCATTGGTAGATGTCTTTGAAGAAGTGGTTGCAGAAGGTGAATGCCAAAAGATTCATTCTGTGGTTTCTACTTTAATTGATAAAGTTGTAATTGATGGCGAGGACATCAGGATTCATTGGAATTTCTGATGCCCTACGTTGCAAGTCTTTTTATCTGGCTTTACCGAAACATAAAGACTTGCAACGCATAGAACCATTGATATATCAACACACTAAAACAATTTGAAGGGATTGGGAATATTGAAAACAAGAATCGAAAACGGAATGACTATAATTTCAACAGGGGATGCAAAAGGTGGCAAGAAGAATATGCATGGTCATGCAGGAATAAATTTTGACAAAAGGCTGAAAAAATATCGTGCCGAAATAAACCACAAAAGAAAGAAATATCACCTTGGTTATTCACTGAACATTGATGAACTGATTGCGATTAGGAAGGAAGCGGAATTCCATGTGAAGAATGGTGATTTTGATGCATGGTACAGATTGAAGAAAGGAAGATGGAATGACAAGAGAATTTGAAAAAGGAATCACAATCATCCACACGCAAGGTGATGGGCTTTGCACTATAAACAAGCATGGATATCGTGGTGTCACAACTTTTGGTGACAAGTTTCGTGTCACAATATCTGTTGGAAAAAAGGACGAAAAAAAGTATCTAATAGGCACATTTGACACAATTGCGGATGCAGCAAAGGCAAGACAGATTGCCGAATTAAAAAGGCATCAAAAATGTTTGAATGAATGGCTTGAAACAAAACCACATGGAAATTCATTTGAATGCATAGAATTTTGGAAAAACGAATTTGAAAGGTTTGAAGAATATGAAAACAACAAAAGAAATCATAGAATACTTAGAAAGTGAAATGGCACATTGCCTTGAATTACACGAAGAAAGCAAAGGGAAGGATGCAACGGATGCGCTGCAATATATCATTCAAGCAGTCACCATTGAAGCATTGCTTGATGAGATAAAAGGATAATAGAAAGAAGGGCAGATCACTTCTGCCCTTCTTATTTGCCTTTCATCTGCTTATATGCATTCGTGCGCCTTTACGCTTTTAAACCTTCCATGAATAACCGCAACCCTGGCACACACACAACTTCACAGTTTTATTGACTGCCTTCTGTCTTTTTGGAATGAAAATCTTTGCAAGTAATGCAGGGATGGTCAAACAGAACCACTTGATAAACAACCACCACCAACCAATGAACAACCACCAGATAATTCCGTGATGCTTATTCTTCAACTTCACTTCGTTCACCATTTGAACTGTTACATTCTGACTTTTGCATTTTGGACAAATCATATCCGCACCCCCATTTATTATTCTAAAATAATAATTGCACCAATGGGATTTTTTGTCAATAAAAAAGAAGGGCAAGTGTTTCCACCGCCCTTTTTTCTTATTTGCCGTCATTCTCTAAATCATGAATTCTATGATTGATAACCCTGATCTGTTCTTCCACAACAGGCATCCTTCGTGCAAAGTTGTTGTGTTCCCTGACTTCCCTTGTCAGTTCATCAATTTTGCAGTCTGTGACCGCCTGTGCCGTTGTCAGTTTGTTTTCAATCTTCTTGTTGCTTGAAATGTTTGAGATAATAACCCCTGTAAGTGATAACCCCCCTGTGATTAATG